TTTTAACGCATAATATAAAAAAGAACAAAGTAGATATTTATTAATATAAAATAAAAGGATAATAAAATGGCAGAAATATTAGAGTTTGACAAGATGTTCTATACGAACTTCGAACCTAAGATGAAAAATAGGTTCATTATGGAAATTGAAGGAATTCCATCATATCTTGTAAAAGCTGCAAATAGACCTACACTTCAATTCGAAACCGTAAAAATAGACCATATTAACGTGTATAGAAAGTTGAAAGGTAAAGGCGAATGGCAAGATTTGGAAATTACATTATATGACCCAATTGTTCCATCTGGAGCACAAGCAGTAATGGAGTGGGTACGTTTAGGACACGAATCTATTACTGGTAGAGATGGATATGCAGAATTCTATAAAAAAGATGTAGATTTCTATATGTTAGGACCTGTTGGTGATAAAATTGAACAATGGAAATTAAAAGGTGCATTCCCATTAACCGTAAACTTCGGTGATGTGGATATGAGTAACGCTACTGACCCAGCAACAATAACTGTGACTTTAGCATATGATTACGCAATTTTAGAGTTCTAATCAATAAAAATAATAAAAACAAAGGGGAAGCTAAACACTTCCCCTTTTTTATTTCCAAATTTTTAAAATGTATGTATTTATATATACAAACAAAAAATAGACGTTATGAGCGAAAAACAATATGATTTTCCAACGGAAGTATTAGACCTTCCATCACAAGGAAAACTTTATCCAACCGATAATCCGTTATCATCTGGTAGAATTACAATAAAATATATGACTGCAAAAGAGGAAGATATTTTATCTAATCAAAACCTTATTAAAAAAGGTGTAGTTTTGGATAAATTATTTGAATCAATACTTGTAGATAATGTAAATATAAAAGATATTCTAATAGGTGATAAAAACGCTATTCTATTAGCAACTAGATTATTAGGGTATGGTCCAGATTACACATTTAGATTTTATTCGGATAAAACTAATCAATTAATTACAACAACCGTAGATTTATCTCAAATAAAAATTAAAGAAATTGATTATTCTTTATTTAAAAACAAAAATGAATTTGAATTTGAAACTCCGCAAGGAAAAAACAAATTAACATTTAAACTATTAACACATGGTGATGAACTATTGATAGATAAAGATATTGAAGCAATGAATAAAATCAACAAAGATTTCTCAGGCGATGTTACAACTCGTTTACGTTATATGATTAAGAGTGTTGATGGAAAAACCGATGTAGGTTCTATTAATAAATATTTAAATGGAATGTTGGCTAGAGATAGTAGGGCATTTAGACAATTTGTTAAAGAAATATCACCAGATTTGGATATGAAATTTACATATACACATGAAGATGGTGAGACGGAGGAGGCGTCTATCAGCATGGGGGTTGGGTTTTTTTGGCCTAGCACCGAATCATAGTGCATTAGTGCATTCTCAAATATTTGATATGGTTCAGTACGGTAATGCATTTAGCGTTATGGAACTATATAAAATGCCAATTCATCTTAGAAACTTTTATTATCAAAAATTAGTAGAAACTAAGAAAAAAGAAGCAGACGAGATGAAAAAGGTAAATAATCAAAAATCATCGAAAGTTAGGATACGATAAGAAATCCTAACTTTTTGTTTTATAGGATATTTATACAATATAAACAATGATTCACTATGAAAAAATATACAATATCTAAACACAATCTAAAGGAATTTTTTGGAATATTTGGATTAAGTCAGAAAGATAGGGATGCGAAAATTAATAATCTTATTGATAACGATCCTGTTTTGAAACAAATAGATGCTAATATGAGAGCATTAGACCAAAGAGCAGTAGATAGAATTAAAAAAGATAAAGAATTATTATCTTTAATGACAAAAGCTGGTTTATTCAAAGCAATAAAAAAATAAGATTTTTTAAATGGGTGCTAACAATCAAAGTACTGGAGAATTAAAAACTATTGCTGATTTACTTGGTAATATACAAACTCTTTTAGAGAGGAATAATACTACGTCCCAAAAATCCGTAGAAAATTCTAAAAAACAAAGAAAAGAAGCTGAGAAAACATTAACGGTAGAACAAAAGAAAAAGAAAGTATTAGATGATACTGAAAAGGGGTTAAAATCATTCGCCGCAGAGTATAAAAAGTTATCACCACAAATACAGGCGCAACTTGAATTTAAAGATAAAGAATCATCAATTTATAAAGAAATAAATGCCGAACTGCAAAGACAAAAAGCTATTGCAACTACTTACAACGGTGTAGTAAAACAAAATGCAGAATATAGAGCAGAAGCATTAGAAAGTGTGGCAAAAGAAGCTGCACAAGCTGCACAAGCGGCAGCAATACAGGAGGATAAAGCAAGAGGTATAAATGAAACTCAAAGAAAAATATTAGATATTGAATCTAAACGAAGTGTATTGGGTAATAGTATAGCTGATAAATTAATTGACCAAATAAAGCAAACTGAACAATTAGAACTAAAAACAAAAAGATTACAAGAGATTGAAAAATTGAGAGGTGGCTTGATGGATAGTTTACCTGGTCCGTTTAAGGAACTCATAGGATTTGCCAAATCCTTTGCAGCTGCCGTAGGATTAGGTCTAGGACCATTATTTTTATTAGTAGCGGTAGTTGGGCAAGCATTAAAATCTTTTATAGGATTAGAGCAAGCTGCTGAAGATTTTAGAAAAGAAACGGGACTTCTTAATTCTCAAATGGAAGATGTAAGAAGTCAGGCTAATCAAATTACACAAGAATTCGCAGAAATAGGAGTTGAATCAAAAGATGTATTTGATACCGTTTCTAAATTAAAAGGTGATTTTGGTGATACCGTTAATTTTTCAAAAGAAACGGTAGCGGCTTTAACCGTAATGAATAAAAACTTTGGCATTGCTGCAGAAAGTTCTGCTAAAGTTCAAAGTATTTTTGAAAGTGTTGGTGGATTAAGTGGTGAAACTGCTGCAAATGTTCAGCTACAGGTAGCAAATATGGCTAAAATGGCCGGCGTAGCTCCTGATAAGGTATTCAAAGACATTGCAGAAAATGCAGAAGCAGCCTCAACATTCTTTAAAGGTGATTTAACTGCTTTAACAAAGAATGCGGTTCAAGCTCGTAGAATGGGTACTTCTCTTAAAGAACAAGTATCTTTAGCAGAAAAATTATTAGATTTTGAAAATGGAATTGAACAAGAATTAGTAGCAGCAACATTTGTTGGCGGACAATTTAATTTAAGTAGAGCAAGAGCATTGGCAATGGAAGGTAAACTCGCAGAAGCAAATGAAGAAACTCTAAAACAAATTCAAAGAAGTGGTGATTTTAAAAAGAAAGACTATTTTACACAACAACAATTAGCGAAAGCCGCTGGTATGAGTGTGGAAGAAATCAATAAACAATTAGATGCACAAGAGAAATTAAATAGTTTATCTGGAGAACAAAAGAAAGCCGCAGAAGATGCTATAAATGCAGGACTTGATATTACAAATATAAGTAAAGAAAATTTAGCATCAGAAACCGAAAAATTCGCTAAACAACAAGAACAGCAACAAGTTTTAGATAAAATTTCAAATCAATTTATGGGGATTGCATCTACAATTGGTAGTGTATTAGTGCCAGTTTTAGATGCAGTTGCACTGGCCTTAAATGTAATTTTAATGCCAATTACTATAATAAATGATATGTTTGGGTGGATTGGTGAAAAAATAAGTGCATTATTAGGACCGTTAGGTGCAGTTGGTAAATTTATGAAAGGATTGGCCGGGATTGCAATTATATACGCAGCTTATAAAGCATTTGCATCCTTCGCCACAGTACCCGTTGTTGGTGCAATTAAAGGTGGTATAGCAGCGGCAGCTATTCTTGCAGCTGGTTTTGGTGCTTTATCTAAAGTTGGTGACTTAGCATCACCGGCAGATGGTAAAACTCAAGTATCAACAAAAGAAGGAGGTTTATTTGAATTATCTCCAAACGATGATTTAGTTGCGGCACCCGGAGCTGCAGCCGCATTGGCTGATGGTAAAGGTGGAGCCGGCGGGGCGGCTGTTAATTTGGCAGCGTTATCCGCACCATTAAACGCATTATTGGGTGAAATAAAAGCATTAAGAGCAGATA